AATGTTTGGTTATAATCATTGTATCATTTAGGGATATTTATAAATATAATTTTTTTATAAAAATTATTTCAAGCATATCCATAAATATTTATGGATATGCTTAAATTGAGATATTATAAATTAATTACTATTAGTAAAACTTTTTACGGCGCCAAATGCTGTTTTTATTGCGCGTGTTACACCATTTTGAACAGTTTTTTCTTGTGTATGATAATGCAAGAAATCACGAATATAATCAGAGTAAGCATTATGTGACTGTTTAATTATGGCCATTAATTCGGAAACAACAACACCATCTATCTGTCTTGGTTGAAATCGTGACATTACAAATTTTTCGATATATTTTTGTTTAAACTTTGGATCTTGTGACAACAAAATAAAAAACATATTAAAATATTTTCTCAAAATAATAACACCCTGGGCACACAAATCCAAGTATAATTTGTAACGTGTACCATCCGAACCGCCAATAACATCTAACATACCCGAATTTAATTTAATATCGGATGCGGTTAAGGGATACGCATCCTCCCCTAAAATAAATCCAAAATCGATGTGAAATATAGCACCATCATCCGTTATCATAATATTTTGCAAATGTCTGTCACCCAAACCAAGAAAATAACTGTGTAGAGTATATGAAACCAGACTATACATATATCGATTGAGAACATCAGCGATAATTCTGTTTTCATTTCTTCCAACAATATGCTGCAAAATAGTTTTTTTATTATTGGTAATAGCATGCACTGTTTCTGCATTATCAATGATTTCGATGATACCGGAATTAGCTGTAAGCGGCATAACTGGATAAACAATAAAACTAAAATTAGTATTTAAATTTTCTCGCAATATGATATCACATAATGTCATTAAATTTAAAACCGTTACATCATTCATTATTGATTCTTTTTTGAATAATAAACTGATTTTTTCGATATCGGTTTCCGAGGTTTTAAAAGTAATAATCACCGGTTTACTATGACTGGTTTTAATAACAATATTTTCCAAATCAACATCCACTAGTTGAATATCTGGTTCATATGGTAAACTAATTGGTTTATATCTATCAAAAACATTACTCAAATATGTTACTGGATCATTCAAATTATTTATTAGTCCAACAAAAAATAAATATTCTTTGTTCATTATTTTAATGTCTTCAGGATCCATCAGTTCAATGAAAGTACTAATGTTTTTTTTCTCCTGACTATTGGCTTGCTCTTTTGCATTATTTAAAAACCAATATGTATGATATCTCATTTTTTTTGATTGTGTAAGCAATTTGTACAATGATGTTTGTAATAATTTATTGGTATTATTCTGTTTGGTTAGTGTAATAAAAAAAGATAAATGGCATAATATAATTTGTTCTGGTGTTTTCATAATAATACTAAACAAATACTCCAGCAATTCATTTGGTAAAAAATTTGCGCACGAATACAATATATTAACACAATCATCACATGATAACTGTTCTTGACATGTTCTGGTGCAGTATAATTCGTTACATTTTTTATTTTTTTCACCATTGATAACACCAATGATATATTGTAATTGTTCATCAACATAACCATTCATATGATTATCAAACAATGACATATACATTGAACCGTTTGTTATCTGTGGTAGTTTTGGTTCCCAATCAATTGATTTAATAAAATGCACTAAATATTTACTATGTTTACTGAAAAATGGAGCATTTATTTTCAGTAAATTTTTGTCAATAATACTGTATTTATGATTGGGTAGATAATACTGAATATTTCGCAAATGATCAAAATAATGATTTTTTACATCATTATCTGATGTTGGTAATTTTTTAATATGATCAATGGATACTGTATTTTCAAAAATTTTAACAATTTTTGCATAAGCATTTGTTTTTTCTTGAATTAATTTATAACAATGATCACAAACTTTTTCTACATTTCCTTTAAGAGAAGTAATGTAATAGGAGATATTCCAATAATCGGCTGGATCTGGTCTATCCGCAATAAAATCTGGAATAACAATATATTTATTTGTACAATCATAACAAAAAACATTACCACAATTACGACAATGATGTTTTCTGGTAAAAAAACCAAATTCTGTTCTACATATATGACAATGTGTTACCATATTATCATTTATCCAAACATTGTTTTTATTTTTTATCATAATAGATGCCGCCAAACTTTGATCCGTATTTTCCTCCATATTATTTGTTCTAATAATGATAGGTTAGAATACTTTTATAATCTGTTTATAATAAAATTATGTCAAATGTGGATCTTATTAAATCAATTTTTATTATTGTTATTACTATAACACGTCGCAATAATAATATATTATAATAATATATTGTTGTTGGTATAATGTCTGAATATAATTTTTATAAATCTGATACTGTAAAACCATTTATTAGTATTATACCTTATTTACAGAGTGAAATATGCTATCCAAATGAATGTAACGAAATATGCTATTCAAATGAACAAAGCGAATGCCAAAAACAATTCGATCATAATCAAATGGAAAATTTTTATAGCTTGTATGCAAATAGTGTATTGGATACTGAACACGGATGTGATTCATTAACAAAAAATGAAGCGAGTACCAAAATACCAATATATACCGAAAATACAGTAATAAAATACCAAAAGACAGAAATTCATACTAATGAAATACAACTCGCAATGAATTTTGACGCAAATGATTTAATATTTTTCCAAATGATTTGTCCACAAAATGATTATTTGTTTGAAAAAATATCAAATAATATCCAATCTGATAATGCTGCTTTTGGTATTTTAACAAATTATTCTTTTTGTGATAATGATAAAAATTCTTTAAACCTGTTTGATAAAAATATATTTCTTACAATTGATGATACAAATGATTTTGAATGTATTGATCAAACTAAATTTTTAATGTCGAAAGGAAAATTATATATTGACACATCAAATAATAATTGGATATTACCTTGTGGATATTACGATTTACTTTGTCATTTGAAAAATAGTACGGTTCATTTTTTATTCATAAATACAAATTTATTTAATTATAACAATATCGATGATAAAAATCAATGTATCATGGCAAAAAAACAATTCCAGCAAATGTTGAAATGGCTAGCACATATGCTCACCAAATATAATGCTAACACCATATTTATTGTTGGGAATAAACCAATATTTAATATGACTACTACTAAAAATTTACCAAAAATTAAATTATTTTTGGACATAATAAAAAATTTTGCCATAAATACCAATTACAAAAAAACCATTTATTTCTTATCTTCTGGTATGGAAGGATTTCAATATATTAGATTTACTGGAAAAAATATTTATCATGGATTAATTATTGATCAAATAACTTTGGATAGTAACGAATGCTTTTCCGAAAACGAAAATATTAATGATATTGGTAAAAGTTATTCCTATGTAGACCAACAAGGTAATTCAATTGGACAAATTGAATTATTAGATAAAGAAATGAAAAATGGATATATTCAATATACAATCAATCATGATAATCAATTAATAATTGATTATAAAATTATTGATTTTTAATAAAAAATTGAAAAATAAAGTAATTGTATGACATTTAATATTATTATCAAATTACCAGATTTATTTACAAGCAAATCAGCATCTAAAAATGTTAGCAAATAAAAATACTCCCAATATGGGACAAAGAATAGCACCAACATACGTGCCAATGGCGAATACCATCGAAGATGTTAACGATATGCCAAATTCTGGTCAAAATAGTGGGCCTAGTCTTGTTGAAAAATTCGGCCATTATACGGTTGTATCCGCAAGCATGAATCTTTTGATTTCATTTTTGAAAAAACAATTGTATTTCCTAAGCACACGCGAAGAAAGCAAATTCGGACCGATTGTACCTTGGTCTACCAAATTGATTGATCAAGTTGATGCACAAAGAGAAACTTTGCGCCAATGTATTGAAGATGTTGCTTATGATGCTCCATCCAGTGGCGCATCTAGGGTTCTTGGATGCAGAATTAAAGCATCAAAAACAGGTGAACAATACTGTTATTGCCGTTGGTATAGTGCGCAAAATCGCGTATCAGATGAAATTGTGGATGAGCATACGATTACTCTTGTTCAAGCAAGAACCAACAATTTGCTTGATCAAATTTGTTTTAGACTCAACAATCTGATTTATCGTCTAGATAAGAATGGAAATTGTGAATTTGATTGTGAAATCAAAGATGATTTTAACAAAATATACACATTTTTTAATGAATGCTTAAAAGAAAGTGAACCACTTATTCAAACAGTGGAAAATTTAAAACCAATGCGCCAAGAAGCCTTTCGCACAAATGGTGGTAGGACTGCTTACAGAACACCCCAAAGAAATTCCACTTCTAGAAAAGATATACCAGCTGCTCCTCAAAAGCCGTCACCTTCGCCACGTGCAACCGCATCAATGACTCCACGCAAACTTGATATGGATGAAGCTGGTAAACCAGTTGATGAAGCCAGTAAGCCAGTTCCTAGAACATCGTTTCCAGTTGTTCCAGTAGTTATTTCAAATAATTTTAGTTATGCTTCTGCATTAAAAAATACTGTACCCAAAGACAATACACAAACAAATGATGTTGTTAATGTAGTGGTAGAAGGAGAAGCAAATTGCGTTGAGGAACCATGCGATCAGCCAATGACCGAATCCGAAAACAAAACAGAACAAACGGTTACTTCTCCCGGATCAGCTTCACCTGGATCGACTTCTCCCACCAAAGGAAAGAAACGTTCGTCTAGAAAAAAGCGCAAGTCAGAAGCCAAGGCACAAAATAAAACAGACAATTGCTCAGATAAACAATCTTGCGAAACTGCTGAAGTAAAAGAATCATGTGAAACTGCTGAAGTAAAAGAACCACCAAATGATGAAATGGTAGAAGTAGAAATGAATATGGTACTCGATGGTAAATCTGTTACCGTTAAAACATTGATGCCCAAAAGTCAGCTTAGTAAAATGGCACTCTAAATGATCTAAATGATCTAAATAATCTTTACAAAAAAAATCAAATTTATTGATCAATAAATTTGATTTTTTTTTTATATTTAAAAATAACTCATCTTACATAAAGTATCATATGGAAACCGATAATTATATTTTTTTTTATGGACACAAACCAAATAAATGGGGTACCAATGTTTTTAGCCAATGGTTCCCGGTAAAATTTACTGAAAAATGGGATTCCGAAACAAAATTAGTGTTTAATAACACCGAACAATATATGATGGCACATAAAGCATTACTTTTTGGGGATGCAATTATATTTTTAGAAATAATGGATACAAGTAGTCCATTTACGATAAAAAAATTGGGTCGCAACATCAAAAAATTTGATCCAAAAATTTGGAATGACCACAAATTTAATATTGTCGTAGAAGGCAATCGATTGAAATTTAACCAAAATCCAGAACTAATGGACGTACTGCTCAAAACTGGTAATAAAACAATAGTAGAAGCATCGCCATATGATAAAATTTGGGGTATTGGTATTACCGCTGAAAAAGCTATTAATATACCCGAAAATAAGTGGCCTGGACAAAATTTATTAGGACACGCTTTAATGGTTGTCCGATCAGAGTACAACTCTTAAAAAAAATTGAATATAGTTTATCCACACGATTACGATTGTTTTTTTATGTATCAATAAGAAAATGCGAACCAAAATATTATTTGAAGTTGTGTACAATCATGATATTCATGATGAACGCAATTGGATGACAAAAGACTGGTCATATTTTCCGGACCATATCGAAGGTCGAGTTATTTGCAGCGCGGATTATTGTGCTTGTTTGGATTATTCCGATAAAATAAAACAAGGTCTTGATGATAAATATACTTATAAAGCAATTGAAAAAAATAATGAAAACGAGGATAATGATGATGATACGACTCCGGATAAAATATATTGTGTTATCAAAAAACAACAATATTATGATGATGATAGTGGTAAATTTTGGGATTACGTAGTGCATATTTCATATTCGTTGATAGATGCCAACGATTACGCTTTAAAACAAAACCAAATATTGGAAAAGGAAAATAGTAAATATAAATATCATCCATCCGATTATGATTATTTTTATTACCAGTATACAGTCAAAGAATTTTGTTTGGAGGATGATTATGATTATTATGATGGTAGTGATAGTGATAATGATGAAGATGATCATATTTTTTACTACAAGGAATCCGCAAATAAAATTGAAATTTGAAAATGCATTTGTTTTATTTATGATATATTTGAGCAAATATATCATAAATAAAATGAATAAATTATTGTTTGCTATTGATGAAAAAAATATTTCGAAAATATTTTACCATAATACATTAAAACTAGGAATTAAATCATGTTTGGATACAATCGATAGAAAAATTATTAGTAACAAAATAATTAATATTAATCCAACCAAATCAATAAATGATTTATTTAGCAAAAAATATTGGGATATTAAAATTTTTGAAAAGGAAAATTCGCCAACTATTGTGAATACTATTGGCAATAAACAATTTTTTCAGCAACGGGTTGGGGGATAATTTTTTTTGGTTATTGGATTTACCAATTAAAATGCCACATAGTAATTGGAGTATTCCGGTAGAATTATCACAGTTTTCTGAATTCATTAAAAAATCTATTGCATATGAAACACTAATCAATCCTAATATCCAAAATTGTTATGCATATTTAAGTATCGATCAACGTCCAGTTAAACCAACTGAATCCCAAAGGAGACCTGGATGGCATTCGGATTCATTTATAACAAATAATACCAGACCAGATATTAAACAAACAAATATTGAAATGGATAGTATTTATTTGGCTTATAATTCTATTCCAACTGAATTTTGCACCAATTCATTTACTTTTAATAAAACATTCGATCATCATAATAATACTGATGTTTTGAACCATTTTGACAAAATAGCGGCAGGTAAACCAATTATAACATACAAACCATTTACTATTTTGCAAATGGGTCCAGAATGTGTACATCGTGTTGGATACAATACTAGTAATAACACTTGTCAAAGAACTTTCATTAAATTAGTTTTTAGTACAGAAATATTCAATCGTTTAGGTAATGATCATAATTATTTATTGGATTATAATTGGCCACTAGTACCAAGAACCATAGAAAGAAACAATAGTAATATAAAAATATTTCGTTCGGATGATAATAAATACATTATCACAGCTCATCATGATTTAGCAGAAGTTTTCAACCATAAACCATATCCCTGGGCCAAAAAGCAAATTATACAAGCTGTTCGTAACTCCAAAATTTCAGCGTATCCGGCAATTCCAGGTGAATTATTACAAACAAATCTCAATGGTGATATTATTACTTATAATACTGCTAAAAATGGTGATTGGAAAGTTAAAAAATTATCTAATGGAACAGAATATTTTTTGTCATCAAACCAAATTAGTACTTTTTATGACTATGAACAAAATTTTTCTATTGATCAACAAATTATTTTTAAACCAAAACCATTAATAATTTCGACAGTGGAAATATCAATGCCAATCAAAATAATGACTCCATGGAATCATTCGCAATATTTATCACCAGGTGATTTTTTAATTAAACGCAATGATAATGATATATACGGTATCGCTGCTAATAATTTTAAACACGATTATTTTCTATGTTAAAATTATTTATAAAAAATTGAATAATTGATTATATTATAATTGCTAGGTATAACTTTTGTGTAATATCTTACGAAATGCAAATTGCTGATATTTTTAAGGATTATGAGTCACTATTGGACACACAAATCACAACCAATGGTTGGGTTAAAACATGTCGCAACCAAAAACAAATGATTTTCATTAGTTTATCCGATGGATCAAGCCAAAAAATTTTACAAGTTATCGCCTTACCAGAATTTATTACTAATATGGAAGAACTTTCAGCAATTTCCACAGGAACTAGTTTGTGCGTTAAAGGAAAACTAGTTAAAAGTCCGGCTAAAGGGCAGTTATTTGAATTAGTTGCCAATGAGGTTAAAATTTATCAAATTTGCCAAAATGATTTTCCTTTCCAAAAAGTTGGTTTACCATTGGAATTTATGAGAAATTATCCGCATTTAAGACATCGCTCTAACATAATGCGTGCTGTTTTTACTATTAGGTCTGTTGTTATAAAATCAATACATGATTTTTTTACGGATAACAATTTTCATTTGGTGGATTTGCCAGTTTTAACAACTAATGCGTGTGAAGGCGGATGCAAACCACTCCAAGTTACATCACTGATAGATAGTGGTAAAATAAGCGATATTCCAGCCAAATATATACGCGGAAGCGGTCCACTTGATATGCATATTAAAACAAATGATATTGATTTTGAGAAGGATTTCTTTGGTAACCCTGTTTACTTAACCGTGTCTAACCAGTTGCATTTGGAATGTTTCGCGCATGGAATGGGACGCGTTTATACTATTACACCAGCAACCCGAGGTGAACCATCCGTTACCACCAAACATTTAGCTCATTTTTCCATGTTAGAGATAGAATTTTGTTTTGGAGAATTATCAGATAATATTGATTTTGCGGAAGGATGTATTAAATATTGCACTGATAGAGTAATGAAACAATGCAAAGAAGAACTCCTTGTAATGAATATCGCGTCGGAAGGACTTTTATTACCAAAACTCAATAAAATTGTTTCTGAACCATTTATTAGAATTGAACATTTTGATGCAATCAAATTATTAAAAGAAGTGCATAATAACAAACCCTTTACGGAAGAGCCAATGTTTGATGGTGATCTCACTGGCGAACATGAAAGATTTTTGGTCGCGCATTTTGGACAACCCGTTGCGGTGATGAGGTATCCCAAAGCAGTCAAAGCATTTTATATGCCCGTTCATCATTCCGTTGAAATTGATGGAAAGACTATTGAATATGTCGACTGTTTCGATTTATTAACAGATATTGGGGAGACTGTTGGTGGTAGCCAAAGAATTTGGGATGAAGCCACACTTGTAGAGAGAATGGTTGAACTTGGTATAGACCCAAAACATTTGGATTGGTATGTCCAATTAAGAAAATACGGATCAGTTCCACATGGTGGTTTTGGTTTAGGTATTGAACGATTGATTGCAACAATAACCGGCATGAATAATGTCAAGGATTGTTTAGCATTTCCAATTACTATTCATCATTGTGCTTATTAATACCGAGCGTGTTATTTTCTGATAATTAATTATTAATCATCAAAAAATAAAAAATTGAAATTATTATTTGTAGAATAGATTCATACATGTTATTATTACTATTATTACTATTATTACCATGATGTATACAACTAACAAAAATCCGGATGAAAGGCGTGTACGCGAAAAAAAAGAAAAACATGAACATAATATTAAAAATATTAATGTAATGGTTTCTATGTTAGAGCGCAATATGGCCAGACAAACATGTTACAAAGATCCCGCGACACAAAGTTGTATATTTTTTGAGAAATTATTAACTGTCACGGATGTGGCTAAAGTATTTATAACAGAATCTTGCTTGGATAGCGACCAAGAAATGCCGGTTGAATTGTCTACAAGAATTGAAAAATTAATTGGTGAATTTGATAATAATATTCAAAAACTAATAGATATGATTCAGAATCCAAGTTTATTTTCTCCAAATCATCCATATGGTAATTCATATATGGAAGCAGCAAAAAATGATTTTGAATCGGCCAAGCCTGATACTTTGGCAGAATAATAATTTTTTCCATAATTTTTTATAGATACAGTAAACACTAATATTTGATATAATAATTATATTGAATATTAATATCAAATGTAAACAGGTTGATAAATTTTACCCAACAATTCCAAATAAAAAACATTGGTTCAATTTATAGATGAGCCAGGAGCTAAATAAAGATTTCGAAAAATTGTATCAATCAATCAAACCCAAAAATAAAATTTTAAATATTCTCATTTTGGGTGGGGGACCAATCGGATTATTTGCCGGTTATAAACTTCTCAAAAAAGGAAATATTATTACAATTTTTGAAAAAAGAAAAAAATATACTAGACATAACATATTATCTCTTAAAGAAGGATCCAAATTGGATACTTTGAGTTTGATTCCGTCGGAAATTATCGAAGAATTAGATCATACCTCATCTTTTTCGCATTATAGTAATTATATGTATGGGGATAATAAAAAATGTCATAAAAATATTATTCGTGAAAAACCTTATTTAATGGTACCATCGAGGAATTATTATATTGTTCTCAATGAATTAGAAAGTGCATACGAAAAATATTTTAAATTAGGTGGTGGTAAACTTATTCGACCAGAAAATATGGATGCATTTACTAATATAAGAATTGAAAATGATTTTTTAAAGTATTCTGAAAATGGTATAAATTATGATATTAGTTTACCAGAATTCGATATTATATTCTTGAACGATGGAGCAAATAGTTATTATCGAAATTTATTTTTCGATAAAACTAGTTATACCAAGAATATCGAAAATAATATACTGCGATATGAATTATCACCAAATGACAAACAAATATGCCTTTCCGAAAATTCACAAAATTCTGCTCCATTGGCATATGGGCTTATTTTTATCTATAATATCGAAAATAAAGAGGAATTCCAGGAAAAATTCCAAACCGAAGATAAACTAAAGAAAAAAGCCGACTTTGATTTTGTATTGGGTTTAGAAAATAAAGATGATAATTTAATGAAAGGATTAACTATTAAAGAAATTTTAATAGAAAATAGTTCTAATAACTGCTGTCCAAAACAACTTTTGACACAAAACCTTTTCAGAATGTTTGTCAGCCAAAATTATTTGTATATATCAATTATGGTTAATCCACGCGATGTTGGGGATTTTTCACAAAAATTACAAGGACAGAATTTAGTATTTGATGATCTTCCGAAAAATTTACAAACATATATTACGTTCGTGTTATATATATACGATTTGAGCGAACTGATTGATCCAAGATCAAAAAATAATAATATTAAATTGTTTCCCCTTAATTTTTATTGTGTAAAACAATCTTGTTCTTTTGTGAAAAAAAATGAATTATCAAAAAATAATAATCCTGCCAGAAATACCTGGTTAACAAGAAAAGATTCTCATGCAGGAATAATAATTGATCAATCCTTAGCCAATACAAATTGCGATACGCCCCACATTAAAAATAATTACCAATTTATTACTTTGTGTGGTGATGCAATGGCTTCCGGTAATTTCCACGCTGGAATTGTTTTAAATATGAATTTAGTTGCAGTTAGTCGCATGTGCCAATTAATGGATGATTATATCGATGCGTATCCAAAAGATTCTAATGGAAATTTGCACAGCAATTTTTTGAGACTACTATTTTTCCATGGTAACATATTAAATCAACGTGTACGTAATGAAATAATTACCAAATCGATCGATGCACTTATTAATTATGATGCTTTGGATAAAGATGATTCTGTTTTTGATTTACCACAAATTTTATTGGAATTGAATGATATTATTGTTTGCCAAAATTGTAATAATAAAAATAAATTAATGTGCAAAAATTCAGCAGCATTTGTTAAATTCATGGTAGAAAATTCGAACGATGAAGTTTTACAAAGAATTCTGAAATATTTATTATTACCTGATAAATATAAATACAATAAACAATTGGACGATATTATACATTTGGAACCATTAGAGGAAATTTTTGCCTAATTTTTTTTTTTGATATATTACTTACCAAAAAAAATATATTGACTTTATGTATTAATTATCAAAAAAAAATTGCGTTATTAATTTGATTGGCGAATATTACTAAATTATTGGTCAATTAATCAATAAATTCACTATTTATAAAATGCAATCAAATAAAACGCCGTGCAAAATCACTAATTATTATAATCATTCATTCAATATATTTGAATCATCCGAATCATTAAAAAAAAACAAAGTATATTATAAAATCACTAATTCTACTGAAAATCATCATGGTTTTCAATATAAAGATGGTCTAAATGTTTTAATTGCTAAATTTAATAATGATCGGGATGCATCTTGTGTTCCTGGTGGTCTTTATTTTACTGATATAGAACATATTTTTGAATTTCTCAGTTATGGTGTTTATTTGTGGGAGATTACTTTGCCGACGAATGATACCAGCTTTAAAATAATTAAAGATCGGCATAATAAATGGAGAGCAAATAAAATAATTTTTGGTAAAAGGTATAATTTGGATGATGTGGAAACATTTAAATATTTGGATTCACAAGGAGCCGATATTCATTATTATAGCGAATTTATTATGGAGTGGGCATTAAGAAATGGTTATTCAGAAATTGCCAAATATTTAATTTCTATTGGTGTTGACATTAATGAATTTATTTATACTATAAAACGCAATATCGGTATACAAAAATGGGATTTTTTAAAATTTTTAGTTGATAATGGGATTATTGTAATCGATAATGATTTTATTAAAGCATTAGTGAATGGAAATACAGAAATTGTGAAATATTTGGTCCATGAAGGTGCCGACATACACTCTAATAATGATTATGCTATAACATACGCGTCACGAAGAGGCTATTTGGAAATTGTTAAATTTTTAGTATCAAATGGTGCTGATATTCATGTTAAACATGATTATGCTGTTCGACATGCATCAGAAAAAGGTCATTTGGACATTATTAAATTTTTAACGGATCAGGGTGCTGATATTCATGCTGATAATGAATATGCTATTAGATGGGCATCCGCAAATGGTCGTCTTGAAGTTGTGAAATTTTTATTTTCCAAAGGTGTCAATATTAATTATTGGAATGATTGTGCGATAAGAGGTGCATCAAAAAATGGGCATTCAGATGTTGTTATTTTTTTGACAAATCATGGTGCCAATATTCATGCTGATAATGAATATGCTCTTAGATGGGCATCAATAAACGGACATTTACAAGTTGTCGAATTTTTGGTGGATCACAGTGCCGATATTCGCGCCAATAACGATTATGCTATTAAACATGCATCGAAAGAAAATCAGTTAGATGTCATTGATTTTTTAGTAGATCGTGGTGCCATTATTCCTCCTGCATATAAATATTCTAGCAGATGGAGAATTTAACATACCAAAATATTAAAAAAGACAGAACTTAATATTTTCATTTTTGATTAAAAATTGAAAATATTTTGATAATAAGTGTTATATTTAATGTAATTTTTTTATTAATTACTATATATGGACAAATTTGAAATCAATATAGGGATTTTCGGATCAGTGTCAGTGGGCAAATCTACTTTTCTTAATGCCATTGCCGGAAAACAATATTCTGACGCTGAAATTAAAAAAACCACAATGGTTCCTCAGGTTTATTCAGAAACAGAAGAAAACCCACATGATGCGCAAACTATTAGAAAAAATAACCGTTTGGCAAATGAAGCTGTTACCAAAGAAATTGATTTGAACCAATTTACCACCATGCGATGTCAACCAATCTATCATAATATTGATAGAATTTGTGATTTATTCGATCCCGAAATAATTGATTCAAGACTCAAAATTAATATATATGACATTCCCGGACTTAATGATTCCGCTAGTAAAAATATTTATTTTGAATGGGTTAAACAAAATATTAAATTATTTGATATTATTATTTTTATGACAGATATTACCAAAGGATTAAACAATTCTGATGAAACAGAAGTTTTACATTTGTTAATGGATTCTATGAAAAAATACAAAATCAAAATGATTTGTTTAATGAATAAATGCGATGATATTTATTATGATAGTGATCAAAATGATTTAGTTTTTGAGGAAAATGAACAAGAAAATATTTATATCCAAGCAAATAATATCTTAGTGGACATCGCTAAAATATACGGGTTCGATTCAAATGGAGGCTTTTTTACACCGTTTTTTCCGATTTCTTCAGAAAATTGTTTTATTTATCGTGCACTCATTAAAGATCCAAATTGTGAACTCGATCAAATTCATCAAAATAGATTATGCAAAAATGAATGTGGATCAAACCAGTGGAAAAAAATGACCAGTGAGGAAAAGGATTTAATGTTTAAAAATATTGTTTCTGATTTACAACAAACATACAATAATAAAATTTTAGATACGGGTTATTTAGCTGTAAAAACGATTATTCAAAATACTATTATTACGAACAAACTAGAATTTATAAAAAACCATATTGAATTAGATTTGAAAGATTTAGAAGTGGCCAACATAGAAAATATTTCCGATTATATCAATTTGGTCAAAAAATATGCCACCAGATTATCACAAGCATCATTATTAGAAAATAACATATCATACGACATATTATGGCAAAATGTACAAAAATCAATTTCAAATTATGTAAATACAGTTAATAAGGATAGTACAAAAATTATTAGATGTAAGGATTTTATTCCGTTTAAAGAATTTGAATTATTGCATGCAAGTATGGAAATATATTGTATCAATTTTGCAACATTTGTTGAAGCAATAAAAATCATACCTGAATATCCCGAAGATTTTGTCATGGGTAAACAAAAAGAGTTAGTTGATAAATTATTGTGTATATATAATCAATTGTACAGCATTGAAACTACGGATCAAATGCATACATGTCCAGCTAATTTATTGCACTTTTTGGAATTAATAAAAATATATGCTCCTGATGAATTAGATAATCTTGCTACTAATTTTTTACAAATTTATACCAATCCCAAATGTAAACATATATCAGCTTATCCAAATGAATTTGTTCAGTTAATGGATTATATCGTAAAAACAACAAACAAAAAAATGGATTATTTTTACTCTATTATTTGTCAAATTTTAATTAATAAACAACAATATATGCAAAATAAACTTGATGATGAAAACTATATTTGCTATATAGTACAAATGAAAAAATTAATTGTTAGTGTTCGTGACAAATCGTGTGATAAAATTACTGTTTTTGATATTTTGTATGAAGTAATAAATAAAAATATTTTTACATGTTTAGGGACAAATTGTGTGCCAAATCTTTACCGAAAAGATTTTTGTCATTCTAAAATAAATAATTTGTTTAAACTGTTCACAAAGGATAAAATTCAATTTGACGGCATTGATTTTGAAACAAATTTATTGGATACAGTTGTTAAAATCAAAAAAATTGAATTATAAAATTATTAGTGAACACTTTATTTATTGTCTATGTATATTACATAGTTTAAAAACTATACATTGTAATGCAATCATTAAAACGTAACAGCAATCATGCCAAAAAAATTATAATGAAACCAAGAATGAAATATCATTTTCCAGTACAAATGCCAGAAATTATTTGTACGTGTGGAAAATTTAGGAATTATTGGTGGCCTTGGTATTGTCGTCGTAAATGGTGTCCCCAACCAATACCATTATTTCCTCCACATGTACAATATCCACAATGGTATATGTCGCATAGAATATGAATATTGGCGTAATATATTTAAGTATTGATATTAATACTCAAATATATTCATACACAATTGTTATTTAAAAAGTGATGTAAATTCCGAAATTGTTTTTTGATAATTGTTATTATTTCCAATAGAAAAACGATATAATATGTTTAATGCAAAATATGTTCCAGCTGTAATAGATGCTATTGGGAATTTTTTTAAATTTATCATTGAACCTGCTAATCCAAACAAATTTAATGGATAATATAAATAACCTAACATATATTTTGTTTTGTATAAATTATAGTAGGGATTCTTTACAAAATCTTCAGTGTAAATTAATTTTATAATACCATTTTCCATAATTTCATAATGACACAAATCGACCTGATCTAAATTATGTTGGCTCATGATCATTATACCATCAATTTTAAGTGTGGTATTAGCTATTTGTTTCATGATTGGACGATTATTAGTGTTATTTTGTGTATAGTCGATATCAATTCCGCAAATAATATCGAATCTTCTTTGAAACATCGTACTTGCTATTAATTCATCAGGATTGGTATGTACATAAATTCTGGAATGCGGATTTATTTTATGAACCAAATCTGTGAATTCATTAAATGCCAGTAAATATTTGTTTGTTTCATTATTTTCTTCTAAAATTTGTTTATATGCATAATCAGTAAAATGTAGTTCGGAAATTTTATCACCAAGTAAAAATAAAATATTAAGTTCCTGGTACAACAAAAAACTACCATAAAATAATATTTTGATATTGGTTTTGCCTACTGTTTGTTGATAAATCTTTTTTTCGAATCGATCCCGTGTATTAAATTTAGGTCTAAAATAAACACAATTTGAATCACTACATTCTGAAATATGGTTGAGATTTTTAATATTTTTGGATCCCACATGGGGTACATGATCGTTTTTAATTAGTCTATATGATGAATTTTCGACCTTATTAAACTGCAACATAATTTAGTTTAATATTCAGAATATAGTAGTCATATTTTTCATATATCAATTTTTTTTGATATTTACTAATAATAGTATAATATGACTCTCATAGAACTTCTTTTTTGGATACTTGTGGCCATCATTGCCTTTTTCGTTATAAAAGCCGGTCTTGCCATACTAATAGTTGTTATAATAGCTTTAGTTTTGTACTACTTGTTTTTTGGTTCACAAAAATCATCAACCAAATATGTGTATGGGCGTGAAGGATACCAACAACAAAATAACCCGCAATCCCGAATGCTTGGGCACTATGCTCCTATTAACTACGCCAGTTCTTCAGCCGTACAAGCGGGCAAAATAGGACATCCCGACGATTGGTACATACCGGTCCATCAATATTATGATGAAAAAATGAACAATCAATATGTGTCTTCACCAACAATGTCATGCACTGTTCCACAAAGTACAAGTGCATATTGTGTCCAAAAACAATTACAACAAAACAATGATCTTAATACCGCAATACTAAATTGTGTCGTTCCAGGAAGAACCAGTGTCGCATGTGTCCATTAAAAATTATTTTTATTACTAAAATATAATTATGACAAGTACATATAATCATGGCAAACACAAACAATTATCAAAAGTATATAAAATATAAAAGTAAATATCTAAAATTAAAACAAAGTTTGCTAGCGAATCAAAAAGGTGGTGGAGTTAATTTTGATATTATAATGTGCAGTGGTATTTGTGTTAATAAAAATATCATAAGCTTGGACCAAAAAAAATTTTTAAAAAAGATAATTGATTTGTTTGATATTAATGATGATTATTCAGATTACTTGATAGATGATCCATATGATAATGATAATGCATGGCTAATGTTATGTACATCCGCTAACGAAATAGATAGGAATTGGGATAGATTTCCAAATGCGTTATCATCCATGTCCAAAAATAAGGATTTCTGGGCTAGTATTGATATTGATCCGGTTTGTATACGCTTGGATGGTACCAATGAGGATGATGAGGATGATGGAAGTTTATTATCGGAAAAAAATATAACTGATTTTTTGGACAGATATGGAAAATCAAAAATGAAAAATTTGGATGAACAATTAAAATTATTTAATAAATTTTTTACAGAAAGAAAAGGAATGATGTTTGGTAAATGGTTAATATTACGAAATAATTAATTTATAAATTATTGACAATGATTCATAAATTATTATTACTCAACGGTGACAACTTTTGCTAAATTTCTTGGATAATCGGGATGGTTACCTTTTTCCAATGCCAAATAATATGCCAAAACTTGTAATGGTACGATTGATAATAACGGAAACAACACTGATTCGGTTTCGAAATAGAATAAATAGTTTATATTGTCTGAATGAATTTTTTTATTTGTAATGTAAATAACATTTGCTCCTCTCGATTTAACTTCAGCCGTAACATTTTCCATTTTTGAAAAAAATCTATCGTTGTTTGCTAATAATATTATCGGTATATTATTCGTAAGTAATGCAAATGGACCATGTTTTAAAGCTGCGGCAGAATATCCTTCCGAATGTACATAAGAAATTTCCTTGATTTTAAGCGATCCCTCTTTGGCAATCCATTCCGATGCATGTTTACCAAGAATAAAACAATCTCGCTGGTTGGTGAATAAATTTAGAATTTTTGGAATTTCGTCGGAAGATTTATTAATGATTTTATAGAACTCTAATGATAAATTACTAAGCGCATCAATATATTTTTGTTTAAGATCATGAACTGATGATGATTTGTTTGAAGGTACCATCCATAATGCAAATAATAGAAGCATAACAATCTGATTGGTAAAAGATTTTGTACTAGCGACTGCATTTTCTCTACCGGCTTTAAGATATAAACAACAATCCACTTCTCTGGCTATTAATGAATTTTCCACATTAATAATACCAATTGATTTAATATTGTTTTCTTTTCCAATGGCAAGTGCTCGATAAAGATCTTTGGTTTCACCTGATTGGGATAATAAAACTAGTATTGTTTTTCTATTTGGTATCAAATCAGTTTCTTCAAAATCCGCACCATCAATAACTTCCGTTGTGATACTTGCGCGGAATTCTTTGAAAAATTTAACTCCAACCTGCGCGGCATGATATGATGTACCACATGCTAAAAATATGATATGTTCAACAGCACGTAATTCTTCTTCCATTTTTTCCAATTCGGGGAGAATTATTGTATTCTCATGATTATCATCGCTATTAGAATATTTAATTCGGTCTGTTAATAGTGTCGCAATTGCTGTTGGTTGATCATTAATTTCTTTGAGCGTCCAATGAGCATATGGTGTTGGTGATGTTTCTACTACAGACATTGTCATGGATAATATCTCATAAGATTTAGTTGATTTAATTTCGCACGTGTGTTCATCCATTGAAATATATCCGTATTCATTGTCACTAATAATAAAATAATTATTAATGTCCATATCAAAACCTCTCAATTCTGAAACAAACATCATTTTTGTTTTATCTTTATCAAAACCAATAATTAACGGTGAACCATTTTTCATGAAAAAGATTTTGTTGGGATGTAATCTATCCAATACAAGAATAGCCCATGATCCTTTCATTTGTTTATCCAGATCAGAATAATCTTTTCCATTTTTGATCAGATAGTGTAAATATTTAGTAATTATTTCGGTATCGGTTTGTCCATAAAATTTATAATCATTCTCCAGTAATTCTTTTTTGAGTTCCATATAATTTTCAATAATTCCATTATGTATTACTGAAAAACGCATATCATCATCATTGTGTGGGTGAGCATTTTCTAAAGTTTTTGGTCCATGTGTTGCCCATCTGGTATGTCCAATTGCAATATTACATACAATATTTGCCAATGAATCATTATTAATATTTTCTATGGCCGTTTCTCCTTCTTTGGAAACACTTTTTTTTATAACCAATCCATTATTGATAATAGTGCATATTCCTGCCGAATCATATCCACGGTTCTGCAAATTGTTCAATGCTCTCATTACGGCAAGCATCGCCGTATTTTTTGTCAAACATCCTGATATGCCACACATATATATATATATATAATTGTGCATAATATTTGTTACAGACTAGGAGATTAATTATCAATTTTTTTTTGAACCCACTATAAAAGTCGCCCTTAAAAATTTTATAACATATTTTTAAAAGACATTTATTTTTGTCCTTCAAAAATATTATTTCTAACGAAACGACTTTCATTTTCTAGCATTGTCTTGTCTCTAATCGAGCAGGCTATGCTCAAAAAATTTTATTTTCTAGCATTGCCTTGTCTCTAATCGAGCAGGCTATGCTCAAAAAATTTTATTTTCTAGCATTGCCTTGTCTCTAATCGAGCAGGCTATGCTTAAAAAAAATTATTTTCTAGCATTGCCTTGTCTCTAATCGAGCAGGCTATGCTTAAAAAAAATTATTTTCTAGCATTGCCGAAATAAAGTTTGCCTGATAAAAATTGATTATAAATATTATCAATAATTTGTTGCACTTCATCCGAATTATATGTTTCAAGAGATCCTGCTTTGGAATATAAATTAATGATATTAATTTTATAAATATCGTGTATCAAATTCATTTTAATATCGTTTTTTCCGCTAATAAGATAGTTCATTAATTGTTTTAACAAAGAAATTGTTCCATTAATTTCTACATATTGTGGACTACTGGTAAATTTAAGTAACCATATGTTGTATTCTGAATACTTCTCATTATTTAAAAGAAAATAGTCCAAGGGATTATTTGTTGAAACGCCACCATCAACTAAATGATTAATTGTGTATCCGTCCAATTGTTCGTAATCATATTTATCATTAATTGCATTATAGTATAATTCATGTGCTTTGAATATAAATGGTATAGAACTAGTAGCCATTATCGCATCAAATAATTTTATATTATCATATTTATCGTCTAGCGTCGTCATAAATATTTGTTCATTTCTACTAAGATCAACAACATTTATTAACAGATGTTTATAAATTTCTGGAAATTTTTCTATTAATTTTTTTAAATGGCCAAATGTTAAATCTTCCCCCCTAATTTCTTCTTCATCAGGAAGGTCCAAATGTTTTTTAATAATATCTATTTTATAATTCAAAATTTGTTTAATTATTTCTTCTCTGCCATAATCATCATAGAAATGTCCACGCGAAATAAATCGGTATATAGTAGATACAAACATAAATTTACTGTCAATAAGATTACCAATATTTATCATTTTTGCAATTGCCAATATATCTTCTCTTTGGTATCCTAAACTGAGAGGAGCGGCTAAAAAACTTCCTACGGATGTTCCTCCGAAAATATCAACATCTGATAAACTAAAATATGGATTATTTTCAAATAAATATTTCAAAATACCAATCGCGTAAACTCCTTTGGTTCCTCCACCTTCAATACAAAATATATTTTTAGGAAGGGGAAGTCGTTTATGTTGGCTATTAACATCATCTTTTTTAATATTTAAAAAAATTTGAAAATCATGTTTATCGTTTTCTTGCATTTGTCTAAAAATAAGTAATAAATTTTTTTTGTCACAGGATGAAACATTTTCGAATATATAATTCAAAAATATTTACATTTGGTTTAAAAAAATTCCTCAAAAGATGCCTTATTTTTACATTAAAAAAGATATAAATAGAATCGTTTTGGATGAAATTGTTTCTTTTTTCTTTTGGTTTTTTTGTTTCGGGAGAACAAACACATTTTTCACAACATACATAACATGACAGGAAATAGTTGTTAACTCGTTCAATTTTAAGAACTTCTCCGCAAATATAACATGTTGCGGATATATTATGTTCCATTTTTTAGAATACACTACAATACAATACT